ACTGCGGAGTCATGGACACGACGTATCTAGATAAACCTTAAACTTTAAGTTTAAAGCTATTGGAACGTAAGGTAGGTTATGCAATCTAAAATCTCGGTGATTCTGCTTAAGAGTAAAGCCGTGGATAACTCCTCCGACCTCAATAAGATGGCGGTGCACTTGGAGCAGGTGCTGACGGAAAAGGACGGAGTGGATCTTAAAGTGAGGCAGAGCGTTACGGAAGCCTCCGTAAAATCCACCAACTTTGTGATCTTCTGTGGGTACGATACCCAGTCTTTGTCCGAGTTCTTCAAGACCCTCTCCGTGATCGAGGCGATGGACGACGTGGAAGGACCCACGGTATTCCTTTACGAGGAGCCGGGTCAGTCGCCTTGGGAGAGGCTCAACTACATCCTCCGGGACGGTATGGATATTGGCCGCGTGAGTCCTAAAGTTTTTAACAAAATCATTGACACCTGGACATATAAGGATATAATTAGTACTATAGATGTAAGCCTTCGTCGCCTTGGAACTGGACCAGCTGATAGCTCTAGCCCCGCAACTAAGTGAGTCGCTGTTGGAGCGGCTGCTCGAGCACGACCGGTGGAAACTGGAGGCCACATTCTCCCACGAGCTCAAGCTTGAGGAGCTGAGAATAGCTTCGAGACGGGGTGGAGGATCTGCGAAACTCGTCGAAGCTGCGCAGGATGGCGTAACCGACGACGATCGTAAGTTCAACGAGCTAAGCTCCTACGGGGCCTGCGGTGATAAGCACATCGGCTTGGTATCCAAAACAAAGGTCTGGGAAGGAGCCAACGAACGCTCAACTAAGCTCTTCGAGCAGTGGTACGCTCACATCCAGGACAACAACATCGTCCCTGTCAAGGACCTCAAGGAGGGGCGCATAAAGACCCTGCTTCTCGCGTTTCTGTGGGCGAGTGGATGTGGCCACCGAGTCGCTAAATGGCCTGAGGCTAGTGACATCCACCTCGTAGAGACACTCAAGAAGGACCTGAAGGATCGGTTCTCCAAGTTCTCGAAGCACAGCATCACCGCCGCGTACGAGTCTCTGAAGGTGTTCTGGAAGGAGATCAATGACTACGAGCAGTGCCCGTTCAACTCGAGTCTCATCGCCGATATTCTCGACGAGGCTTACCTCTACGTGTCTCACAAAGCAGAGGAGGAGTCCAAAGTAGATGTGAAGAACTCTCCGCTCTTCTCCGAGTTCGAGAAGAACTTCCCCCACGTTCCTCTCGACACTCTGGAGCGCTACTACGTTAAAAACAGATACAATTTTGTCGCCGCGGGAATCGGGGCGTTGCGCAAAGCCTTCACGACCACATGTCCCTCCGAACTCGAGCACAAGTTCTCAGAGAAGGAGTGGCCCAAGAAGTGGCACATCTACCTCTCATCTTACGAACCAAAATGGAAAGCACAACTGGAAGTGATTTTGCAGTCCTCGAAGGAGGATCAGAAGAAATGGAAAGAGGAGTGAATATAGTCACCAACTCCCAGCCGGTGATCGTCGATGGGGCTGACGAGGCCATCGAAAGATACAATAAAGGAGAGATTAGCGCCCAGGAACTGTACGATCTGATACTGAACGCGGATGTTGTTTACGTGGATCGGTCTAACTCTTTCGAGTTTAAAGAATCAAAAGACATCAACAGCTCCGAAGAGTAAAACGCATGGCCGAGGACCGCGCTGTAGCAAAACAAGTAAAAGTAGGCTACTTCGATAGGTACTTTAGCCTAGGAGTGTCCCAGGGTAGCCTGGCCGGCTACAAAGCTGACCCATACGCTTTCACGGCAACTCCCTACCTCAACTCCGGCACGATTCTCCCTCGCCGCGACGACATCCTCATCGAGGAGGGTGGCGGAGGCCCTAGGGCCATCGAGAAGTACATGCGACTGTTCAACGACAGTCACATCATCTCGGCTTGGGAGAAGATCACAGGGGAGATCGTGCAGCGCAAGTGGGAGGTGGACCCGGCGAGCCCCTCCGACAAAGACGAGGAGGTGGCGGAGTTCGTTCGTCAGGTGCTGAAGCGCATGGGCACGAATACTCGCCAGGCCTACGGCAAGGAGATGCTCGTCACGTCCAACTCCGCGTTCGATACATTTATCCGCGGAATGTGCGAGGCTATTATTCTTGGCATAGCGATCGGCGAGATCTGCTGGATGCGCCAGGGAAACTACATCGTACCCTCCGAGATTAAGATCCGCGACCCGCGCAGATTCCAGTTCGTTCTCAACGAGGACGGGACCATCTCCCCGAGGCTGATGACAGTGGACTCCCCCATCGAGGGCATTCCACTCCCCCTGCGCTCGATGGTGATTCATCGACACTGGGCCTACAGCAATTTCATGGATCCCTACGGTACGGGTCTGGGGCGCCAGCTCTACAGCCTTGTGGAGTTCAGACGGACGCTGATGTCCTTCTGGCTCCAGTACGCTGACAAGCACACGACCCCCACCGCGGTGGGTAAGTTTTCGCTCGGCACCCCTGACGAGGAGGTTCAGTCGCTCTTCACAGCGCTTCAGCGCCTGGGTCAGGAGACTGCCATCGTGATCCCCGACGAGATGGATATCAGTTGGCTGGAGAGCCAGGGCCGCTCCGAAGTCTATGAGAAACTCATCGAGTATGTTGACCAACAGATCAGCTTCGTCCTCAACGGAGAGAATACCGTCGGCCAGGAGACGGGAAATGTCGGATCCTACGCTCGCGACCAGATCTCCGATTCGGTTCGCATGCGTAAAGCTAAAGCGTTCTCGGAGGAACTTGACGAGACGATTAACGCTACTCTTGTACGCTGGATTGTTGAGCTTAACTATCCGGGCTCAGCTATTCCTCGACTTCGTAGAAACTTTGATGATCTAGAGCAACGCGACGATCCCGTGAAGATCGTGCAGATGCTCACCCAACTCCAGGCCATCGGTTACGAGGTCAAGGACCTTGACTGGGTGAGAGACAAGCTCGAGATTCCTTCTCTTGGCAAGGTGGACATGAACGCCATGATGGGAGGAGCGCCAGGGGCCCCAGGAGCGCCCGGAGGCGCGGCTCCTATGGCTGAACCCAAGGACCTGAGCGGCCCGGACAAGGCCGCTGACGGTGCCCAGGGAGCCTTTGGAGCCGACCAGAGCGACCTTCTCAGCTTGTTCGACTTTGCCGAGAGCGACTACGACGAGGTCGGTGACGAGTCCGACAAGACCCGGAAGGATAAGATCGCGAAGATCATCGCGTCCAAGTTCGATGGCACGCTCGACGACGTCGGGTTCCAGCGTATCGTCTCCGACAACGGCGATTCCGAGGCCTCAGCGTCTCGCATCCACGTCAACGAGTACACCTCCCCAGGCGATATCTCCCACGGCTCCCGCCGTCTCATCGAGGAAGTCAAGAAGGTGGTGCATCTCAATCCGGAGCAGTCAATGAGTCTCAGCGACCTGGACGGAGAGCTTCACACCTTCGAGAATATGATCCGCGTTGATGACCTTAAGGCGTGCGATACATCCAGGCTTCTCGATCTCTACGAGCGCATCTACAGGCTTAATCGTTCCGTGGTGCACAAGGAGTGCGTGGTCATCGACTGCAGGAAGGCCGGTTACTGGAAGTGGTTCGCTCCGTACTTCATGTAATTTGGCCAGGTGGGCTTAGTTTAAATACTGGTTAGATATCAGTATAGCTATCCTGCCATGCTCTCTTACAAGCCGGTAACGCAGTCACAGTTCTGGATCCAAGCGTCCCCCTTCCAGCACTACTTCACCAACTTCAGCGGAATCCGCGATACAGCCGGAACGTCCCAGTACGCCGACGGAGTTCGTGGACGCATCTTCAACCTACGTGGCCCTCGCACCCTCTCAGAGGTAACCGTCACGGTGCCTTTCGATCCCGAGAAGCACGCCGACATCGTCGACTTCTGGAAATCCTACGGTTGCGAGTTTGTCACCCTGACCATCACTCCCGTCTCCTGCGGAGAGGATCCTCAGCCGATCGGCCAGCGCACCATCACCATTCCTGACGCTCAGATGACCAGTCTGAACTTCGGCACCGCTGATCGCACCTCGTCCAACGTCTCCACTCTCGAACTGACGTTCGTGATGGACACCTTCACATACAACTGATCTTAACACAGTGAGGTTGAAGTATGACGCTCTCCAACCTCTACTTTAGGGGATGCTTTGAG